CCTAAGTCTTCTTCTACTTTTTGGAAATATTGGTTATTAGCAAAACTTGCGGCGTTATGTGTTTCAGTACGAGCTATAAGTGCTGATCTACTTCTACTAATAGGTAAAAACTTATCAGATACCAATTTAGTAATCTGTGCTAACGTAAGATCATCAGCCCTACCCTGTTCTATAACACTACTAATACGAGTAGCTAGTCGCATACTAATACCTGCAAGAACTAACTGCCTAGTATTAAAATATTGCTCTACTAGGTTTTCAAAGTCTATTGATCTACCAAATACAAAAGCTTCATCTTGTTTTTTATCAATATTGTACTTAGATTCGTTATATTTAAACATAACCTTAAAAACACGCTTGTAATGTGCATGGATAATAGGGAATAAGTCCTCATTAAGTGTTTGTTCTGCTATTTGTGGCTCATATAAGCCATATTGCTTGTATAAGTACATTTGAACGCCTAAAAACTTACGAAATAAAGAATAAAGCTGTTTATAAAACCTTTTTTCTAGGTTATTTCTTAAAACAAGCTGTTTTCTAGCTTCTTTTCTTACATTTATCCTACCTTGCCTAAAGGTATTGAACTTTTTACGTTCTACCTTCATGTTTTACTAGATAGTGGGTGTCCTTTGGGAAATAAGTCTGTATCGTGCCTTCCACCTCTAAACTTACCTGTGGATAAGGCTCTTAGAAAGCTATTTACCCTAGCATAAGCCCATTGATCAGGTGAACTAACACTTGGTCTAACTGAACTAGGGTTTGTTCTATAAGCACCTACACCACGTCTAAATACAGCTTCTAACATTCTTAAAGTAGCCCTTTTTGTTTTTGTGCCACCATGCTTTTCATTGTGATCTTTTACTTTACCTTCTAAGGCTTCTTTTACCTTTCCTGATAAAGCCTTTTCATCTTCTTTAGATTCTACATGATCTTGTGAAGCAAACTCTTTATCTTCTTCTGTGATTATTTGTTGACGCTTTCTTTTAGCCCAAGCAAAGCCTGAATCTCCACCCCAAAGCAACCATGCAATTTTTCCTGCACTTGGATATCCTTCTTCACCTTGTCTAAATCCTTCTGCTTGTTTATCTACCTCATGCCTTTTAAAAAAGCTGTACATTCTTTTAATTGTAGATATTGATAGTCTTTCTTTAGCTACTAACTGATTTGCACGAGCAACACCCACTAAAGTGCCACCCCTTTTAAACTTTTTTCTAAGTTCAAGCCCTCTCTTAGCTTCTTCTGCCATTTCACTGGTAGGAATTGTATTTATGTCTGCTAAAGCCTTCTCTTCTTGTAAAAGGAAGTCTATTTCTTTATCAACCTCATCATCATCATAGTCTTCTAAGTCTTCTTCGTTTAAAGGATTTTCAGGTTTAGGAACATCACTATCTGAAAGTGGAAATAGATTAGCTGATATATAAAGATCATCAGCACCATCTACAGGGTCAAGACCTATTATTTGTCTTGCTTCATTACGAGTCATAATACCTTCACGAACAGCACTGGTAACATTCTCATAAGTCTTCTTTTTTCTTTCTGCTAGAGCAGGTATAGAATCTATATCAAATTCTAAGGTAAGCCTGTCATCAAATAACGGTACTAACCACTCATTAAGATCAGATGCTATCTTTCTTAAATGTGGAATAATAGTTTCCTCATATAGAGCAAGTCTTGCTTCTGCTACATTAGAATATGTCTGAGCATCAGGAACGCCTACTAATTGACTAGGAACTCCAAAACATAGGGCTATGTCTGTAGTTGCCATGTTTTTTAATGCATGGAAATCCATATCTTTAGGGCTTAAACCCATTTCCTTCCAGTCAAAGTCTCCTTCAAGGAGCATAGGTCTACCTGCATTAGCAGTTCCACTAAATCTATTATTAAGGTCTGTAAGTAATTGCTGTCTTTGTGATTCTGTTAGGTTTACAGCAAAACCTGCATCATCCTTAGGCTTAAAGATAACAGCTCCACTAGGTCTAGCACCATTATTAAGTAAATTTACATTATGTTTACTAGCCATATTAAACTGATCTATCTCAATAGCCGCGGCACTCATAGGAGATAAACCGTAATAATCATCTAATGGATTCCACAGTTTGACATGTTTTACTTCACTAAAGCCATTATCTTGATCTACATCATAGGTATTTTGAACCCTACCATTAATAACATATTCGTATTTATCAGGAATAGAGTTACCACTACCCTTTATATTAATACGATCAGGTCTTAACTGATGAAGCTCTTTAGGTGAGCCTGTTTCTCCACCTACTTTAAGTATGTATGCATTGCCACTAAGAAGCACATAACCAAACAGGCTATTAAAGAACTCTGAGTAGGATTGTAGAGGATTGGGTCTATTAAGAAGGTCAATGAGTGGATGTTGTTCAATTATCTGATCTCCTGCTTTAACTACAAAGGGTACTGCACTAGCACCTTTGGATATTTCATTAACACAACGATAAACGATTGCGTTTTTTAGATATCCCTCTTTGGCTAAATCTGCATATTTGTAATTCTTAGGTTGATCTGTACCAACCCCAAAATAACCCATCATGTTTGATTGTTTGACTTCTTGTTGTTGTACGTTAAAAAGTCGTTGTAAAAATGTTTGTTGTGCCATTAGCTTATTCTCCAGTTTACTTGTCCTTTAGACTTGCTAAGTTCGGTTAATCCCCATACTAAAGCATCTAATCTATCAGGCGAACTATTTGTATCTCCTGTATAACTGCACATTTGCGATTCTAACTCCGAGAATGCACCTACATGGTGAACTCTCTCTTGTTCATATAAAGCTGAGATTGGTTCTGCTCTAAGTATTTTACCCCTAGTTGCCCTTACACTTCTATAAGATATTTGACTATCTATGTTTCGTATAAGCCTTTCTACCAAATCTCCACCGTTATTAACTTCAGCTACTATCCTATCTGCTTCCCATTCGTAGAAAGCATTAACAGCTATTCTACCCCATTTCTCAGGGGGATGTCTGCCTGATAAGTCCTCTAAGACATAATAATGATTATTATAGTCTTTGCCTACTACTACTATACCTGTTTCATCGCTATTTGCATTAGCTGTAACAGCAGGGTCAATTGCAACTATAATCTGTGATAAATCTCTGTCTTCATCTATTCTAGCCTTATCAATTAATTCGGGTTTCCATAAAGCACCTTCAAAGTCTTCTATAATCTCTGCATATAACTCCTGCCTACCTAGATTAGTACCTTCATATTTATCTTTAAGCATAGATAAAGCACTATCAGCTAAGTTTGCTTCATTTTCAAATGTGCTACCTGATGTGACTAAAACATCTTTTCTTTCTACCAAATCCTTAATAAGTTTTGTTGGCTTAGGTGTAGTAGTAATAACACATTGTGGTTTTTCACCTAATCTAAGTCCAAACATCAACTGATCAAAAGTCTCAGGATAACGCCATGCCGCTACCTCGTCACACCAAGCTCTATGAAACTGCGGTCCGCGAAGTCTTTCAGGCTCTTGTGCCGCATAACCTGTAATCTTAGAACCGTTAAATAATCTAATCTCAGATACACTAGATGAGTAACCTTTTTGATCATTAGATTTTAGAAAACATTCTCTAGGAATAATTGAAACAAGCCCACTCGGACCGCCAAAGCATACTCTTCTTAAATCTCCATGCGTAGGTGCTACTACAGCACAATTTACATTAGAGTTTCTTAAAGCATATAGAGCTATATCCTGTGCGCCTGTTCTAGTTTTACCCCAACCACGTCCTGCTAGTATAAGCCAAATATAATGTTCTACTTTAGGTTGTAACTGTTTATCTCTAGCTGTGTCTAACCATTCAGTGCGTAGTGCTATCGCCTTTGCTTCTGCTGTCTTCAATTGTGTCAAGCAGTTCCATAGCTCTTGCGAAGGTGTCATTTTCTTGTATGTTTCCATTTATATTAATGTTATCCGTAGATTCTCCTAAAGCTAATTTTGCAAATTTCTGAGTTTTTAAAGCAGAACTTGCCATTGAGTCTAATTGTTGTGGTGTAAATTCTTGAATAGAAGCGTTTTGTGTGTTTCTTATTACTACGCCCACCCTAGAAAGTAGTGCTTTAGCTATATTTAAACATGCTGAGTCAAGTTTTTTAGCTTCTACAGAAAATTCTTTTATTCTTTGGGCATCTAATTTTTCTTCGTAATCTCTTTGAAACTTTTCTTGAGCAAACTTCCAATTTTCTCTTTGTGCTAGTTTATACAGCGTATTTTTAGATAAATTATTATCTAAGGCTAATTCTTCTATAGTAGAGCATCTTCTAAAGCCTTGTGGGTCTAGGTCTCCCTGCACATAAGATATTCTAAGCCTTTCTTTAATATCAGATGTTATTTTTTTATATTTAGGTTTTTTATTCGCCATTTTTTGTATCTTTATGTAATTCTAATAGTTCGTCAAAAGTTTCGTTAGATGATTCTAATATAGCTTGACTACCCGTATAGTTCTGCCATCTTTTTATAGTTACATCACAATATTTAGGGTCTAGCTCCATTCCATAACAAACCCTTCTGTTCTTCTCACAGGCTATTAGGGTACTACCTGAACCTAAAAAGTAATCTGCTACTTTAGTTTTACCCTCTTGATCTTTCAATGCTATATCAATTAACTCTACGGGCTTCATTGTGGGATGTAACTCGTTCCTTTGTCTTTTAATCTTCCACACATCTCCTCTAAGGGTTTTATGACCACCAAAGTCTCCGTAATATAGTATTAACTCATGCTGTTTATAGTATTTATCTAGATGCTGTGCAGGATTAACTTTATCCCAAACTATCATAGCCTTAGGGCTTCTACCTATTTTTATCATAGCTTCTTTGAATAAATGTACATACTGCCAAGAACAGCACACATACATCTGTTCACACCCATGTATAGTCTGAGTAAGAAAGTCTACAAAGTCCTCATCAGACATTTTGTCATTTTTGATTTTTTCATGCTTACCTTTAAGGTCTTGATAGTCTATGTTATACGGTGGGTCTGTAAATACTAAATCTGCTTTATTATTATCCATAAGCTTATCTATATTATCTATACTTCCACTATCACCACACATAATTCTATGATTACCTAAAACCCAAACATCACCTAATTTAGTAATAGGTTCGTTTTCTAATGCAGGAGCTTCGTCTTCATCAGTTAGTCCTTCTTCAGCAAATTCATCTAAATCAAAATCTAAACCTAGATCAGCCAATTCCTCATCCGTAAAACCTGTAAAATCTAAGTCATAATCTGCTTGTAATAAATCAGTCATTTCTTTGGTTAATAGTCCATAGTTCCATGAAGCAAACTCAGCAGATTTGTTATCCATGATTCTATAAGCTTTAATTCTTTCTTCAGATAGATTTTCTGCTATTACACAAGGCACTTCTTTTAGACCTAATCTTTTAGAAGCATTAAACCTAGTATGACCTACAATAATTTCATAGTTCTTATCTAAGACTAAAGGCTGTTGAAAACCAAACTCCTGTAAAGACTTTTGAACTACTTCAATAGCATCTTCATTAACTCTAGGGTTATCGTTATAAGGTTTTATTAGATTTATATTTACATCTGTAACTTTCATAGAATCTCCATTTAGGCTTGATATTACCACATAATAATCCAAAACGTAAAACCATCATATAAATTTAGTATTCCAATTTGGTTTAAGATGTGTTATAATGGTTATAGGACGAAGTATTTTTAATAAAATGAAAAAGGAGAATCAAATGAAAAAAAGATACAAAATGCCTTCCTTACACAAGGAAGCAAAAAAGAAGAGAGACATAGTAAGATTTTACAATGACCCTCAGAGAGCTAATAGATTATCTCATGGTTATCATCATTTCCAAGTTGGTCAAATAGGTTGGAAGTGGGTCAAGATTAGACCTGCTGTACTTAGCACTTTTAGAGAGAACCACTGGACTAAAATCAAAAGGTCTGCTTGGGATAGAATCCAAGAATGCAAAACCTTCAAAGTATTGGAGGTTGCATGAGGGATAAACAAAGACAAAAAGTCTATGACTGGGAAGATTCTCAGTCATGGATGGTTAAGAAAAGTTATCTGACTCAAGATCAATGTCATGCAGTAATTAAAAGATTAAATAAAATCTTCAAACGTAAGATAACCCTTAGATTTAAAAATGGTCGTGGTAAATGTTTTGCTAATCGTTATGAGATTGTCATAAGAAATGAATGGGGTAGGTCTTATGGAGTCTTGCTACATGAATATGCACATCATCTTAGTGCTGATTTACATGGTCGTAAATTTGTTTCAGAGTACTGTTTGCTTTTACATTACCTACATCCTGATCAACCATCTATAAAAGATTTGGTTGCAAGTATGAATAAATCTAATGTTGAATTTTATGATTTTGAAAGAACCACTTGTAATAAAAGATTAAGTAGAAGACTAAAACCATTTCAGTCTGTATGCACCACTCCTATACCTGAACCTAAAAGATACATTAAGAAAAGAACTTCACCCAAACAGAGGGTGCAAAAACTTTTAGAACAATGGAGTGATTATTATGGTATTGCTGAATATGATCATTACGGATTCAAGCTCGTCAACATAAATGAAAAACAATATGGTGTTGAATTGGATACATGGAAAGAAGTAGAAGAATGTCTGCTTGAAGCAATTGAACAAAAGCTACATGAACACGAAGATTATCAATGGGAGGATGAATAAATTTATTCTTAATCCGATTTGTATTGACTTAAATTTACATTAGGATTATCTTTACTAACCAAAATATAAAACAACGAGGGAAAGAGTTATGTCTATAGAATGTCTGAACAAAGCACTGAAGATTCAATTTGAGGGTCAAACACCAACCAAGAGATTAATATTAATCTTACTAGCCAATTACTGTGATGATCAAAACAGTTGTTATCCAAGTTATACTCATATCGCAAAATTGGCAGGTCTAAAAGACCCAAAGCATATTGCTAAGATCGTTAAAGAGTTTGAAAGCTTAGGTCTACTAAAGATTCAAAGAAGGTTTAAAGATGATGGAGGTAATACATCAAATAGGTACTTCCTGACCCTTAGGTCTACAGACACCCCCCCTATGGGTCTAGAGACCCCCACCCCCCCTAGTCCTGATACCCCTACCCTACTGGTCTCCACACCCCCCAATACTAAAGAAGACACAAAAGATAATACTAAAGATAATACTAAAGCTTATGATTCTGATTTTAAAAGCTTTTGGTCTTTGTATCCAAGAAAGGACAATAAGGCTAAAGCAGAAGAATCTTATAAAGCTATATTGAAGAAGTTTAGCCATGAACAGATGATCACCTATGTAGAGAGTTACAATAATGATATTGAGTTCCAAAAGAAAGATAAAAAGTTCATACCTTTCTGCACCACTTGGTTAAATCAAAAAAGATTCTTGGATTACGAAGATTATGAAATGCAAGAAATAGTTTCTGAAGTTGAAAGCACCATTGATGGCAACTGGTTTGATGATTTAGAAGTCGTATAAACTATGCTCCAAGATTACGATGTAAGACAGCTTAATAATAACGAGTACAGAGATTGGCTATTACAAAAACATTATGCAAAAAGACTATGTTCAGTTTCTTATGCATTTGGTCTTGTTGATAAAGATCAGAACGTAGTTGGAGTGATTACTTTTGGGTGTCCACCTAACAAAGAATATAATGATGGTAAATGTATTTTTAGTTCTCAAAAAGTACAAACTCTTGAACTTAATAGACTTGTACTTAATTCTGATACCCCCAAAAACTCAGCCAGTTTTTTTATTATGAAATCAATAAACAAGCTCCCAAAACCATTAGCTATTGTTAGTTATGCTGATGCTAATCAAAACCATCATGGTTATGTATATCAAGCAACAAATTGGCTATACACAGGAACTAGTACAAAGAAGTTTAAATATACTTTTGAAGATGGCTCTACTTTTGATATAAGAAGAGGTATTGATAAGAAAGGCAAGGTGGTAAGCAAAGAAGAGATGTTGCCTACTTACAGATACATATACATACACGCAGACAAGCGTGAAAAAAAGAATCTAGTAAAAGATATGCGATGGGATATAGAGCAATATCCCAAAGGATTAAATAAGAACTATGATTGTGTAGATATTAAAATGAAAGCACAACTAGACTTATTTTAAGTAAAAGTCATTAGGCTCAACTTCACCTTTTGTGTATTCGTGTATAGCAACCATTTCTGCTTTTCTAGGAATTCTATATTCAAGTACATACTTTGATAAACCACCTTGTGATAATTTATGTCCAGTTTCATCTTCCATTTCTTGAATAAACTTTTCTTGTGTTAATTCTTTTGTTTCTAAATATTCTTTTAATTTCATACGTTTACCTTTTATATATTTTATATTGTATTGAAAACCAATTTGGATTATACTCTGCCTTATAAATTTTAACAAACTATAAAATGAGGACATAAAATGAGTAGTAACAATCCATTTGACCAATTTGATATAGAGCATCTTTCAGCAAGTTCTATTAATCTTTATATGCAAGACATACCACTTTTTATAGTTAGGTATCTTGCTAAACATAAATCACCTACTAATCCTGCAATGCTTAGAGGAACTGTTATAGATCATGCTATAGGAGAGAAGCACAGCGTCAAGGAAGCACAGAAAGAGTTTATGAGTCTTATGAACTACCATAAAAAGGAAGGCGTTACGTTTGACGAGGTGAAAGCAGAAACGGAATATAAAAACATAGAAAAGTATTTAGAAGTTGGCTTACCTTTCTATGAAGAGTTAGGTGAGCCTGTTTCTTATCAAAAAAAGGTAGAACTAGAGTTTGATGATCTACCAATACCAGTTATAGGGTATGTTGATTTAGAGTATGAAGATTGCATTAGGGATATAAAGACCACTGCAAGAAAACCTTCTGAATTACTACCACCAGTTCAAAGGCAGATAGCAATTTATGCTACTGCTTTAGAAAAAGATCGTGCCTATGCCGATTACCTTTATGTAACCAAAACGAAAGCAGAGGTTATAACTCTAGAGGTAGACGATATAGACATGAGATTAAACGAGGTGTATAGGGTTGCATCAGCAATGATGAACCTTTTACAAAATAATGATATTTATTCTTTAGTAGATCAGTTCTATCCTAATCCTGACTGGATGTGGAGTTTATCAGATATTGAATTTGCTAAAGACTTATGGAGAATAAAATGAAATATGAATTAACTTTTGGACGAGTATGGCAAACACTATCTAGTGTTAATGTAAATGAAAAAACTGATAAGAAGATGAATCTTACTTATTTATCTTGGGCTTGGGCTTGGGGTATCTTAATGGAGCATTATCCTTTCGCCACTTATACGTTTGACGAAGAAGCCACTAGCTCTAACGGAACTGTTATGACTAACTGCACTTTAACTATAGGTAACTTAGAAAGAAGCATGTTTTTACCTGTAATGGATTATAAAAACAATTCAATAGCTAATCCAACCTCTAGACAGGTATCTGATACTAGAATGAGATGTTTGGTTAAGTGCATGGCTATGTTTGGTCTAGGTCACTATATATATGCAGGTGAGGAGCTTCCTGATAGTAAGGTAGACGAAGCAGAAGCAAAAGTTGTTCCTGTAGAAGTAAAAAAGTTTAAGTTTGAAAAAACGGGTGGGGAAACTGTATCAACTAATGATATAGAAGACTATCTTCTTATCTTAGCTTCTAACCTTAAAGACCCTGATAATGTTTTACACAAGAAGTCTTTTGCAACTAACAAAGCAAATATACAGGTAGCGTTAGCATCTACAAGCAATGATGATACTAATAACACTAGGTTGAAGAAGCTTATAAGTCTTTACGAGGTAGCATAATGAGAGAAGTACCACAAAGCATTAAAGAGAAGCCTAAAAGCAAACTAACTGTAGATGATTGCGTGTTCCTATGTCTTAGGAAAGGAAAGTATATGAGCTTTTGGCATATACAAGGAATGATTAAACAAAATGTAGGTAAGTTCTATGGCGAACCTACAATCTCAGCTTCTATAAGAAATATGAGAAAAGACTATTGCAGGGAAGCCTACGATTTACCTATGTATGGGGAAGTCATAGAAAAAAGAAAAATTTGGAATAGCAAAGGTTACGAATATAAATTAATTACTAAAGGAGAATAGAATGGGTGAATATGTAAAAAAAGACCGTAAAGGCACTATGTGGAAAGAAAATAACTGTAAAGTAGTTTGGAAAGGTTCTATGCACCACAAGGAGAACCCTGAAGACCCTAATGATAGAGGTCAAGACAAATATTACAGTATCTTAAAAACTGTAATGAAGGATAAATACGGGAATGAAAAATCTAAATTTGAACTTGTCCAATCTGTTGGTCTGCTCTATTTAAAAGATGATAATTTCAATACTAATGGTAATCCACCTGATATTGGCGGCCCAGTTACAGTTGATCTTGGAAGTGGTCAAACCGTAGGTCAAAAATTCGGTGGTTGGTTACAAACTAACGAAGAAAAAGGAACTCAATATCTAAGCGTTGGTCTTGTAGATTCTAATAGAAATAAAGAAGCAACATCTGAAGACGAGATATTTCCACCTAGTCAAGATTTTGATGATGACCAAGTTCCTTTCTAGTGTCTAAAAGACTTGTAGATAAGAAACATCTTATGTGGGTTAGAACCTTGCCCTGTTTTATAAGCAGAGCAGGGTTTTTATCTTGTAGTGGTTCTGTACAAGCACATCACCTTCTTAAAGGTTACGATACGCCTAGAGGGGTTAATGGTCGTGGCATGTCATTAAAAAATGGGGATGATCAAGTTATACCACTTTGTCAAATGCACCATCATTTACTACATACTAGATATGGTAGTGAAAAGGCTTTTTTCAAAAAATATGGTATCAAAGAAGATGCAGGTAAAAAGTACGCAAAACAACTTTATGAAGAAAACGATTGTTATTTAGAAGATAATAACGATCTTCCATTTTAAATTACTTTAATAAAATACTTGCTATGTATTCCGTTTTGGGGTTATAATATCGCTATAACGATAAATTGATGCTCTTAGAGCAAGGAAAAATAAAATGAGAAACTTACAAAAAAACAAAAATTTACAAACTTTAAATGAGATAACTCTGTTATTAGATGAAGCTATATCTAAATATGAAAACGAGTTGTCACAGGATGCAAGAATTAAATATTCTAATACTTATTCTAATATAGTTAATGCAGAGGAAAGTCTAAACAACTTACCTTATGAACTATTTCATAATGAGGTGAAGTAATGACCAAGATAGTAGGCAACAAAAACCTTAAGACCTTTCACTTATACATTAAGAAACCTACTGACTCAGACTGGTTTCAAAGAATGCGTTCTAATCAATACGGAATGATTGATGATCAAAGCATGAAGTTTAAAAAACAAGGCTTCCAAACAAAAATAATATCTAGTGACTCATATAGAGTTGCACAAAAACAAATACAGGAGTAATTATGTTAGATACAAAAGAGCAAATCCAAGAATTAAACGAAACATTAGGTGAATTAGATTTATGGGAATATAAGACCTCTAAGAGTAAATTAATTGATTTAATAATAAAGCATAGACTTTATAATATAAGGCTAGGACAAACTCCTGAAGGCGTTCTAGAGGGATATATGAACCACTTAGAAGAACAGGAATCTAACAACTATAGACAAGGTGCAATTTATGATTAAAAAGTTTTTTAAAAGATTAGATCGTTTTCTAGATAGAAAGTGGAAAGAAGTATGCTCTGTACTTTTCTACTTAGCAGGAACAAAGGTTGAAGAAGATGTTGACTGGTTAAATATGCACAACAATATGGTGGATGATGAGCAAAGTAGTAAGTCTAGAAGACTATAAAAAACTAAAATTTTCTGTTACCAACGATGATTATGCAAATTTATTATTTGAACTAAATAGAAAAATAGTTGATTTGCATGAAAAATCAGTGATAAATTATGAAGAGTACAAAATACTTTTAAATAAATTAAATCAAATTGTTAATGACAAGGGGGACAAAAATGAATGAATTTAATTATGATGATGAAGCACCTTATGGGGTGAATTTTAATAGATGGTATCATGCTAATACTATTGAAAGAGAAATGTATAAAGAAGAAAAAATGCCTTTTAATGAAGCTGAACTTACATTTCAAAAGATGTGGGGATATAAACAGCTAGAGTCTAAGGTTTTTATTAATTAGGAGAAATAATGCTTAAATTTTTAAGTGGAGCTGACATAGAATTTTTAAAAAGATCAATAAGGTTTTTTAATAAGAACAAAGAATTAAGTCATCGTGATAAAAACAGGGTAAATTTTTTATTGAATAATTTAAGTAAAGACGAAAGTCTAGAAATATTTACTGGAATTGTTATGAATTATGAAAAACAAAAAAATCCTTTAAATGATGGTGATTTACATTAATTAGATTTTTCTGAACTATATTTAATATTTAGACCACATAAGGTACATAGGCGATTCTTTTCGTCTAAGCCTTTTTCTGTTAGTTTATAATTTTGTCCTTCCACTTTAATAAAACCTTCTCCTATTAAAGCAGTTAGATTTTCACTAGGCAAATCATCACCAAACATTATTGCCAATATTCCACCTAGTCTTTTTGTTTGTGTTTTACTTAATGCCATTTTTATTTTTTTTAGTTTCTACTATTTCTTTAAGATCGTTAATATTAATTTTCTTTTTACCAAATATTCTTTCCCAACTATCTAGATAAGCTTTTTCATCACCTTTCTTTCTACGAGAGCCTTTACCCCCATGCCATTGATCAGACATTACTCCAATCTAATCCTGCAAATAATAATGCTTCTGCTTCTCTTCTTCTAATTAAACCTTGTAATACCTTTCCACCTGCTTTATTCCATCTTTTAATTTGTGAAGGCACTTCTTCATATTCACCTTTATTTAAAACTTTTAGCATAGTGGAAGCATTTAGATTTGCACCACCTAAATTAAAAGTCCATGAAACCAAAGCATCAAATTGATGTTGATGTAATGGAACTGTTACAGATTTTTTTACTGCATCTTCATAAACTTCTAGATCAGTTAATAATATTGAGTCTGCTTCTTCTTGTGTAATCTCTTGATGTTCTTCTACATACTTTGTATGTCCGTATCCTATTGTCCAAACATCTGCGGCACATTTATAGCTTTCTAATT